CTTAAAAAATCAATCACAAAAACAAAAAAAAATAAAAAACAACTATCTCAACAAGAAAAATCCGCACTATGGAATATTTTCGATACGGATTTAAAAAAAAATAAAAACAAACCGGTTCTAGAAACAAATGCCGATATGATTGAATGTGATTTTACGCCACATTTAGAAAAAGAAAAGGAAAAAGAAATCGGCCTTTGTTATCTATGTAATTCCATTCTTATTATCACTGAAGACGGTTTCCCTACTTGCACAAGTTCCTCTTGCGGAATTATATATAAAAAAACACTCGATTATTCACCAGAATGGAAATTCTACGGTGCAGATGATAAACATTCCTCTGATCCAACCCGTTGTGGAAATCCAATCAACCCCCTTTTGATAGAATCCTCTTTCGGTTGTAAAGTTCTCTGTAATAATAAATCATCCTATGAAATGAAGAAAATCAGAAAATGGACTGAATGGCAATGTATGCCTCACCGTGAAAAATCACTATACGAAGAATTCCAATTCATCACGGTTATGGCACAAAATTCCGGTATTCCTAAAATATTCATTGATGACGCAATGTCGATTCATAAAGATATTTCCGAACAAAAAATGTTTCGCGGATTAAATCGTGATGGTATCAAAGCCGCCTCTATTTATATTTCTTGTAGATTAAATGGGTGTCCTCGGACAGCGCACGAAATTGCCGAAATATTTCGTCTAGATAAAACAAGTGCAACCAATGGTTGTTCTATGGCTATTTCCATCTTGAATAATATTGAAAGAAATATGGAACCATCCGAACAAACCCAATTATGTAAAACTACGCCAACTCTTTTCATTGAACGGTTTTGTAGTCGATTGAATATGAATCGCGAATTGACTCTTTTAGCGAAATTCATTGCCTCTAAAATAGAAAGTAATAATATTATCAATGATAATACTCCACCTTCTATTGCCGCCGGTATTATCTATTTTATCTCACAAATTTGTCTTCTAAATATTAGTAAAACAGATATCAAACAAATTTGTGGTGTAAGTGAAGTGACTATTAATAAATGTTTTAAAAAATTAGACGCTATTAAAACTGATCTTGTCCCTACTTGTATTTTGGAAAAATATTCTTCTGTATAAAAGGATTTAGAATTTTTCGCATATTATTATTATTAGAATTGTAAAGATAATGGACGTCTCTTTTTTCGAAAATACAATAAAAAATGTTTCCTATTCTACTAATTCAGAATACAGAAATGTCTTGAGAAATATTTTTTTTATGAATCCTTTACCCCCTGAAAATGCAGATAGTTTAGACGCAGAAACATTGGATGAAATGTTGTTTGATGACAAAAATATTATTAACATCTTTGATAATATTTATGATAAAACAATTCATCATCCTTTATTTAGCGAAATATATGAACTAGCCGCCGCCTGTTTTCTTTCTACCGATAAAAAATTAGGGGTCACTGTCTTGTTTGCATACGATTATCTTTTTTTTTATTATCCTCTTTTGTTTGAATTTTTCGAGAAAGAGGAGAACCTGAATAAAACGAATATAAATTATATGGAATTGAGAAAACGATTATTAAGACGATAAAAAGAAATCCAATATAAATTTGTTTTTTTCCGAATCCGAATATCCTTGTTCATATAATTCTTCAAAATCATACTTATCACGTGATAAGAGTGTTGTATATTCTCTAATTTGACAATATTTAGTCATTTTTTGAAACAATGTTTTTTCTTGTTGCTTTTTCCAAATATCGGGTGTAATATGAAGAACTGGTTTTATATTTTGTATAGAAGAAAATGGATATTTAGAGAACCCACCATCAAATGAATATGTATTATGATATTTATTTGTTATTCCTCCAGTAACAAATGGAATATGTGAACTTGCTATGCAACAATTAATTGCATCTTCTAAATTATCAAAGTCGGAATAAATAACTGGTTTCATTTTGTATTTTTCAAATGAAGACACGCTTATCAATAATCTATCCAGATGAAAATCGGTTTCATTATAGGATGTCAATATTTTTTCTTTTATTTTTGTTTTTATTTCAACCGCAGAAGATAATTCCTGAACTGATTTATCTAATATAGATCTTACAAATTTATCCGGTTCTCCTTTATATGTCATAAATAATGCATTCCAAGCCCCTGCTGATGCACCTGAAAAATAATATTGGTCTAATGGATAATTCTCTTTTATAAAGGAACAAACTCCCAACATATAAAACCCTTTGAAACCACCAGGTGATATAGTAATCAACTTTTTATTTTGAAGATTTACAGTTTTTATAAGAGAACCTATTTGAAAAAGCATAAAAATTGGTAGGATATAATTTACTCTCATTTATTATTTAGAGATAAATTTTATATATATTTTTTAGATATATTAAATATATATATAGCAATGAGTTCAACTAGAAATAAAAATACACCAGGAAATTATCAAGCTGAACAATGGTCTTTGAAACAACAGGCAGATTATTTGCCATATTCATCTTATGCAGCCCCACCAACTACCTATTTTCCAGGCGATGGGTTGATTGGTGCAAAAATGGGTCCAATGAAATTGTCCGAGAATTTTTGTGATATTGAATCTTCACTTCTTGGAATTGGTTCTACTAATTTAGTTTCACCGCAACCTGCTGTTGTTCCGGAAATAAACAAATTGCAGAGTGTATCCATTATTGATAAATTACCCGTTATACTTCCTTCTCCATTAATTGTTGAACCAAATCAGAGGCAACGATTTCTACATTAGGTTTTTGTTTAATAGAATATCTATGATTTTTTGGTTGTTGCGGAGAACCTCTTTGTCGATTTTTGAATGTTTGATTTTGTTTCGGCCGTTTTTTAAAATGTTGGATTTCTTCTTTTGATACTTTCTGCGGCAGTTTTTCTGTTAAGATTTCATTTTGCAATGGGTTTTCTGTTTCAGAGTTTTCATCCGTTTTTATTACGGGAGTTTCTAGGTTCTCTACTAATGTAAATATCTGTTTGATTTTTTCTTGTAGATTTATTTTGTGTGATGGAAAATCCGGGAGAGTATCTATTTCTTCAAAATCCGTTATACATTGATTTTTCAAATATTCATAAGATTGATCATCAAATACGGAAATGGGAACTTTTACATTAGCAATAATATATTTTACGATTTTTTTTGATTCCATTTATGAATATATTTTCAAAGAATTTTATATTGTTTTCTATAATATATAGAAATCAATATAATTATGGATACCAATGATAACCTCATTGAAAAAAATAGAAAAAAAGAATTATATAATAAAAACGGTATTTTCGAAAAATCCTTTTCAATCACTGGATTTATTCTCATTTTAGCATTCTTTATTACATTGATTACTAGTTTTTTTATTACTATTCCAAAACTGAGAACCATTCTCTTTTTAGAAATGGGAATAACCATTATTGCAAGCTCGATGTATTTGTTATTTAATACTATTATAGTAAAACCCGAATTGGTAGCCAGTTTTATTCCTTATTTTAATAGTAGCCATATCAATGTATTAAGATATTTAGGATGGTCTATTACTACTGCTCTTATGTTGGTAGCTCTTTGTTTGATTTTAGCGTTTAATTTGAAAATAGATGCAAAAACGGGTATTTTATGGAAAGTTGTTGGCCTTGATTGGTTAATGTTGCTGTTTGGGGTTCTCGGTGAAACGGGGAATTTATCGATGAATTATGCAATGTTTTTCGGATTCATTCCTTTTTTCTTGATGTTTTATTTGATTTATAAGGAATTTATTGACGGACGAAGAAATAATACGAATTGCCTCATTTTTAGTGTGTATTTTATTTTATGGATTATGTATGGCATTATATTTCAAATTGACTTGAAATGGAAAACAATTTTAACCAATATTCTTGACTGTATTGCCAAGGCCCTCTTTGCAATTGGATTATCTGCAAATTATTTGTATTATTATTAGTATCTTATCTTTTTGTTTTATTTTATTTACCCTCCTACTAATTGAACTTGACAACAATTTTTACCATTTCCTTTTTAATGCATTTACAAGCCGATACAGATAATTCTTCGCGTTTTTTACGTGTCTTTGTATTATCAATTGATTCATTTGATGAAGTAGACGAATCTTTTCTACGCGATGTACTATTCCGTTCATTCATATCTTTTTCTATATCTTCATAATGCTGTTGTATATATTCTATAATTTGATTTTCTATAGCCCATTTGAAAAAATTCAATTGTCCAATAGTGGTTTCCATATATTTTTCGCCTTCATATGGTATAGATATTCGTTCCCATCGACAGAATGGATCAAGCTTGCGTTTTGAATATGCTTTGAGTTTAAGTTTATAATCGTTATAGACTTTGAAACGCTGGTTCTCATTTTTATTGGCTATAGGAATTTCATAAACAGTATAATACTTTTTCGCAAAATTGGTGACAAACCAATCCACTATTCTTAAAGAAATATTTGATTCTCCATTAATTATATGGATCATTTTATCTAGGTTCTCCTTGTTTTTATAAAAATCCATTAAATTGGTTAAAAGCAAATCGTTCTGTGTATTTATATTTGAATAATCCATTGTTGATTTTTGTAGCAATAGGTTTTTATATTTATTTTTGAGCAATTATTATATAATTTTATTTTTACTGAAAAATATATAATAAATCAATATAAAGAAAACGCACTATTGAATAGTGGCGAGTTTGATGGAAAACCCGCTAGAAATGCTCGTATAGTTTAGTGGTTATGACGCCATCCTTATAAGTTGGAAACCCGAGTTCAATCCTCGGTATGAGCATTTTGTCTGCCTTAATAGCTTAGCGGTAGAGCACCAGTCTTGTAAACTGGAGGTCCTGAGTTCGATTCTCAGTTAAGGCTTTTTATGCACGGATTGCCGAGTGGTCAAAGGCGCTGGACTTAAGACCCAGTACAACAGTTTCGTGGGTTCGAATCCCACTCTGTGCACGTATATAACAAAAACTAGGGTTTGTTGGTTTTTGTTATATATTTTTTGATTTGTTGTTTATCATAAAAATGATTCAAAAATATTAATATATTTTGATAATAAAATATCAATGACAACTTTTGAAGAAGAAACTAGAATATCTACAATTATAAAAAATAGTTATGATTGTGATATAATTATAAATGATAATCAACCTTTTACAATATATAACTCAAATGATATAAGTAAAATATTGAATTTTGGAAATATACGTTCTATTATGAGAATATTAGATGATAATGAAAAAATAAAAATATCTAAAAAAACAAATGGAGGTGATCAAAAAATAACATATATTACTTTTGAAGGATTACGCAAAATAGTGCTAAAAAGTAGGAAAATAGAATCTATAGATTTTTCAAATCTAATAAATTTAGATAAAAAAACAAAATATTATTGTTGTATCGAAACCGATATTATGAAATGTATAATTACAACTTTTGATGGCAATTTGTTGATGCCTCAATATAGAATTGATAAATATATGATTGATTTATATTTTCCAGAATATTTATTAGCAATAGAATGTGATGAATTACAACATAATAATAGTAAAAATAAATTAGATGATGAAATAAGAAGTAATTTTATAACAAATAAATTAGGCTGTAGATTTATAAGATTCAATGTATTTGATAAAAATTTCAATTTATTCAAACTATTAAATGAAATATATATACATTTATCATTATTTCCAAGAAAATGATTTTACTTATATATTACTCAGTTGTTAATATAAATAGTATCTTTGTTATGACAACTGCGCCCATTTTTTTGCTCCGCCAAGTTGCGGAACAAACATTTATAGTCTTTTTATTGGACAAAATATTTTTTTGTATTTACTTTTTGTGTAAAACCTAACAGTTTCATATATTATCCAAAACAGTCACAAAATCATTCGTTAATTAATGACATTACTTACTTATTGCTTTTTAAAATCAAAAGCAATAAATTACTTAGTTAATTCTAATATATAAATATATAAAATAAGCACAAAACTGACTGCTTAATTGGAGTAAGCAACACCAGCCATACCACTCATCACGCGAAGGACGTTATAGTTAACAGCGTACACACGGACTTTGGCAGTAGCAGTTCCGGCAACTGTGGCAGCAGAGAGAACGAGTTGAAGAACAGCGTTATCAATGCGGGAGAAGTTGCACGTACCTGAGGGTTGATGTTCCTCTGGTCTCAAAGCAAAGGAATAAACATTGATTCCAGTGTCAGGACTGCGGGTGTGGTGTTGGTAAGGTTGGACAAGGTCGAAGTAAGAACCTTCACGCTCAGAGAAACGATCTTGGCCATTGAGTTGAAGTTTGGCAGTGACAACTGGGTTATCACCCCAGCAATGCATATCAAGGGCAGTTTCAGAAAGAACGAATGTTCCAGCATCAGACACATAGGAACCATTGGGGACTTTACCGGCTTGTTCATCAAATGGAATGTATTGTGTGGCAGATGCCCATTGTTGAGCAGTGGTAAGACCAGGGTTGTTATCAGCAGCACCAGGCATTTCGAAAAGACCAGAACCATTAACGAAATTATTGGAACCTTGGACTTCAGCAGGTCCACCGAAAGCAGCAATGGCATTAGGAAGGGCATCAATAGAATCAGTGTAGTTGAAGGGTTGAGCACCAAGGGTCTTGAAAAGAACAGTGTTGGATTGAAGGGATGCGCAGTAATCAACGTTACTATCTGGTTGGACAACCCAGATAAGCTCTTTGCAAGGATGGTTGAAGTTCAACTTGATCTTGTTACTGGAGCTACCAACACTTTCATCGCCGGTAAATTGGAGTTGCTCGATAAGGTATTCGTGAGGGTTTTGTGCCATCTTTCTGCGTTCATCGGTATCCAAGAATACATAGTCAACATAAAGAGAAGCAGCAACAAGGGATTGTTGGTAGGCAGCAGAGACAGAGACAGTGGCACCATTACCAGCAGCTGCTTGAAGGGAGCGAACAGCCCACAAGCACTCACCAATAGGACGAATATCAAGGTTGATTTTGACTTCGTGGTATTGAAGAGCGATCAAAGGAAGGGCAAGACCGGGGTTGCGGCAAAACCAGAATTGAAGGGGGACATAAAGAGTGGTCTCTGGAAGAGCATTACGAGGAGCGCAAACTTGAGAAGGACCACTGGCAGAGGAACAAGGTCCAGTGACGTTGGCGAAAGTAGGATCAATCATATAGGTAAGTTGAGTGGTGTTTCCAATCATCTTGAAGTATCCACGTTCTTGTTCGGAGGTAAGG